AACTCAATGCTGAAAACATCATGAAAGTGATTGCCAAAATGCAATCCTTAAAAGGTGATGGCGGCAAATTGTTAAACATTCGTCCGAATGTGATTTTAGTGCCACCGGCATTAGAGTTCCAAGCGCGCCAAATTTGCGAGGGCGAAATCATCAACGGTACGACCAATATCTTAAAAGGTCGTTTGAAAGTGATTGTGTCACCACAAATCATCGAAGAATAACCAATCAGGGTGGGAAACCGCCCTAGGAGTTAATGATGGCTAAGAAAAACCAAAAAGACGATGTCACACAAGACGTGCAAACGGCACCGGAAGAACAGGTGCAAACCCAAGCTGAAAACGGTGCAGATAACGCCGAAAGTGCGGTAGAAAAACACGATGAATCGGACGACAAAGAAGGGCAAGTGATTGTGCCTATCGGTTATTCGATTAAATTGCGTGAAATCCATCCTCAAGCAACCTATGGTCGTTGCGGTTATCGCTTTAACAAAACCGATGAGGTTTACATCGCAGCAGATGACTTAACGGCGGAACAAACTTTAACGCTTGCGGAAGATCCTTGGTTAGAGCTTGTCCCGGTGTGTGAGGATTAAGCCATGTATGCAACGGTAAAAGATTTTGTTTTGCGCATCGGAGAGTTTCAAGCGATTCAGCTAACCGACCGTGACCGCGAAGGCGTAGTTAATGAAAGCGTGCTGACCATTGCGCTCTCTGACAGCACAAGCCAAATCGACGGTTATTTAAGTGCACGTTATCGCTTGCCGTTGCCGACAATTCCGCAAAATCTCACTCGCATTTGTTGTGATTTAACCCGCTATCGCTTGGCGAGCATGTCTGAAGTGACGATTACTGACGAGATTATCACGCGCTATAAATTGAGCTTAAAAGAACTTGAGGACTTAGCGGCGGGGAAAATCTCCCTCGGTATTGACATTGAAGACGACCAACAAAGTGATGGCAATGTGGTGATGTTTACCAATCCGAACAATAGGATTTTTGGCCGTGATAACCGAAATTGAAAATGCACTGGTTGACCGCTTAACACGTGGTTTGGGACAGCTTGCCAACACGGTGAAAAGCTATGGCGGTGAGTTGGACGACGAAAGCCTTGGCACGGGACGTTTGCCAATGGTGTTAGTAACGTTCGGTGGCGCACGAATTGAGCCGATGGGAGTGCGCGGTACAGCGTTTCGCACCTCTGCTAAATTTGTGGTCATTGTGGCGGTGCGCTCATTGCGCAGCAACCAAGCTGCACGACAAGGCGGGGTGGATAAACGCGAGGTTGGTGCGAATCAGTTGATTTATGCGGTACGCCGCTTGCTGGATACGCAACGCTTAGGCGGATTAGTTAAGCCGTTAAAACCGCTGGCGATTCGGACGTTGTTTAACAATGCACAATTTCGCACTGAAAAAGTCACCGCGTATGCCATTGAGTACGAGGCGGCATTTGATGATGTTGCACCACTAGAAGACGGTTTGTATCCGGAAAAAACACAAGACCCGGCTAACCCTGATTTTGTGTTTACCCATTATGCGGCCGAACTCTCCCCAGCGTCGCCAACCCTTGAGCATGTGGACGGCAAATTATATGACCCGAACAACAATGCCGAGGTCGGATTTAGTGTAAAAACAAAGGATAAAACATGATTGTAAAAGCAGTCCCAGGGGTGAAAGTCCCTCTAGAAAATCAGCCGCACGCCTACATCGAGCAGGAATCGGTTGAAGTGGAAAATACGGTCTATTATCAGCGCAGAATCGCTGATGGTGACTTGATTGAAGTGCAACCAACCCGCAAGCAAAGAGGTGCAGGCAATGACTAACATCGAATTTGAAAAGATCCCAAACAGCTTACGCAAGCCTGGGGTTTACACCGAATACAACGCTAAAGGTGCAGTAACTACGCTGCCAACAAACGAGCAGGAAGTGTTAATTGTTGCGCCAATGGTGGGCGGTGCGACGGCATTTACCCAACCCGTGCGCGTGTATTCTGACCTCGATGCAGCAGAAGTATTTGGTGCAGGCTCGTGGGCGCATTTGATGACGCGCATGGCTATTACCAACAATTCGCTCATCCGTTTATCTGTGATGGGGTTAGCGGATAGTTCTTCCGGTGTCGCGGCAAGTGGTAGTTTAACCTTAACCGGTACTGCAGCAAGCCAAGGTGTCATGACAGTAACCATTGCCGGTATTGATTACAAAGTGGCGGTAGCAACAGGCGAAAAATCTGATGCGGTGGCAGCGCGTTTGAATGCAATCATTAATGGTGCGACAAATTGCCCAGCAACATCAGCTGTAAATGAGAGCACGATTACGTTAACCGCAAAATGCAAAGGCGAAATTGGCAACGAAATCAATTTGACCGCAACCAATACGGCTAAAGACATGACTATTAATGCGACAGCATTTGCCAACGGTGCAGAAAATGCGGATTTAGCCCCTGCATTAGCAAGTGTTGCCGGTACGCATTATCACATCATTATTTCGCCGTTTGCGGACGACAAAAATGCAAAAGCATTACGCGAACACTTGGAAGCCGTGTCCGCTCCGCTTGAGAAAAAACCTGCTATCGGCGTGCTGGCATGGCGCGGCAGTATGGCAACCGGTACAACGTACACCGAGAAAATCAACAGCGAGCGTATCACTTGTGGTTGGTACAAAGGCGCGATTGAATCTCATGCCTTAATTGCGGCAGGTTTTGGTGCGGTGATTGCGGGCGAAGAAGACCCAGCACGTCCGTTAAATACGCTGGAAATTAAGGGCTTGACGGAAGTTGACCCAACTCAAACCCCGTTATTAACCGAAGCCAATCAGGCGTTATATCACGGTTTAACCCCGATTACCGTTGTAAATCATCGTGTCCGCATTATGCGTGCGATCACCACTTACACCAAGTCGGCAACCAATACGGATGACCCAAGCTATTTGGATTTAACCACCATCCGCACGCTGGACTATACGCGCAAAGCGATTGAACAGCGCATTGAGTTGCGTTTCCCGCGCGCCAAGTTGTCTGCACGTACACCGGACAAAGTGCGGTCAGAAATTCTGGACGTTTTGTTACGCCTGGAAAACGAAGAAATCTTGGAAAACGTGGCACAACACAAAGCGAAATTGTTGGTGAAACGTAACGGCGTTGACCCGAACCGCTTGGATTGTGTCATCCCGACCGATGTGGTGAACGGATTACATATTGTCGCTAACCGTGTTGATTTGATTTTATAGGAGGCGTAAATGGCCCAAGAATTTGCCAGTTTAGGCATTGTCGAAGTGGACGGTCAAGAGATTGACTTAACCAAGTTAGATGTGCGTGTTACCACCGGTCGCAAACCGGTGAAAACTATCAACCGCAAAGGACGTGTGAAAGGCTTTGCAAAAGGCATTACCGAATATGCATTATCACTCACTGTTGTTGTGCCGTTAAACGCGGCAGAGCCTGATTGGGATAACGTGACAGATGCCAAAATTACGGTGGAAGAAGAAAACGGTAAACGAATCTCATACATCGGCTGTTTTACCACCGAAACCGGCACAAGCTATACCGTAGATAGTGAAGAAGTGCGCGATTTGCAAATGGTAGCGTTAGACAAGGTTGAAGAATAATGAAAATTCGTTTGAAACTTGGCGTGCTGTATAACGGCACGCTACATCATGACGTGTTAGTCAAAATTTTGACCGTGGGTGGTGAATGCCAAGCGTTGGAAGTTATCAGTGACCTTGGGTTAAGCGAAAAAGAAACGTTAAACACATCGGAACAAATGCTGGTTGACTTAGCGTATCTGGCACAGCAAGTCGAGTTTGACGGCATTCCGCGTGAGGCGGTGACTCCGGCATTCTTACTGGATAACCTTGCTACTGATGATTACGTGTTGATTAACAATGAAATTAATCAACTACGAAAAAAGCGCATGGGCGTTTCGGAAGACCAAAAGACGGCAAACGAAGCGTAAAACGGCGCAATGTCAGCGAGGTTTGGCAGGCGTATGAAAACTACCGCTCGGCAACGATTTTGCTGGGTAAGTTTGGATTTACTGCGCAAGCCGTCTGGAATATGTGTCACGCGGAAGTCAGCGCATGGATTAACAGCTATTTAGCGAGTCAAGGCGCGAAAACCCAACATAATACCGACGAATCTACGACGTCCTATACATTTAAGCGTCGTAAAAATAAGGGGG